AATCAGCAGGTTTAAGCGTTTTGAAGTATAAATCAAGGTGTATATCATTTACTTTAAATACTTTGTCTAAACCCTTTAAAAGTATGTTTTGGAATGGTATTATAACTGTATTGTTAAATAAACTAAAAGCGTCACGTAATTCATCAGCATTAGAGCCTAAACCACCACCCTCTGCACGTATTCCAAATAGTAAAGGACTTGTTACCCTATGACCAGATAATACTTTATTTACTACTTCCTTAGACAAGAACTGGTAACTTTCAGAAGCGTTATTAGTGTCTAGTGGCACTATCTCAGGAGTTGTATCGCCACCATCATTAAATGTTAGTAATATACGTCCACTATTACCACTACCAGAAAACTTAGAATTAATTTGACGTTCTATAGTACGTCTTTCGTCATCACTTGGTACGCCATTCTTGAAATTAATAGCCATACTTGGGAACATACCATTAGATATATTAGCTAAATGGAATTGCGCTATCTCTAAATCTAGTTGTATATAGTCAGTAGATGCTACATAATCAGGTGCAAAACCATAAAATAATGCAGGGTTTTTATCCCTAATCATTAAAATCTGTGATGCTTGTGTTCTGTCTTTAGTATTAAATGCTCTATATGGTCTTGGCTTATGCTCTGACTTCTTCCATTTAGACCAGTCTGAACTATAGTAATAGGTATCTATTTCGCCATCTACCATTTTACCACTTCTTATGTATTGTGCGCCAATATGTGATATTTTGCTAATACTCTTTCTATCTCTTGACCATATTACGTTAACATAGCAACCACCGAACAGCTTTAAATCCATAGCTAAGTCTTTTAAGACATCATCTGGCGAATCGTGAAGCAATCCATTTAATTTTAAAAAAGATTCTTTAGTAGCCTCATTTTCGTCTGCATCAGTAGCAGCTAAACCCTCTCCGTATATCATAGCACCAATAGATTTAATTAATGCACCATTAATTGCACTACCTAAAAATAACTCTAAAAGGTAATTAGGGTATAAGTTATCTTCGCCAAAACTAACCCAATCTTGATTAGTTTTTTCTACTATGTGGGGGATGTTATAATGGGATAATTCTACTAAGTTTAATTTCATAATTATAAAGTTATATATACGCTATCTGTGTCAGTATCGTTAGTAGTGTATTGTTTATATTGTGTCGTATCGGTGCTAGAGGTTAAGTTTAATAAACCAGTATAAAGCGTTGTAGTTAAGCCAGAAGGGTCTAAATTAGAATTAGAACTATTTTGATATATTGTAACATCATAAAAGCCTAAAGGGTAATTAGTGTTACCTAATACTATTAAACCTAATAATGGCAAATCTAAACCTGCATTATTAATTGTATATGACATTTGAGTATATCTATTTTCATTTGTTGTAGTTACAACAGAAGCCATAAAATTCAATATTTTTTCAGTCTGTTGACTTTTAATTGATATTAATGGTCTGACTTCATTAGTTGCAGAGCCTACATCATTTAATCTAGTATAGATGTAGTTAGTAACATTACTGGCATTTGTCATTGTGTTTTGTATCATACCTTCTCACAATATTTTTCTAATATACTCAATAAATGTTCTTCCATTACTTTAATATTATCTTCTGTTAAATCAGGTAATATTACCTTACCTTCATATTTAGCTTTTAATTGCCACATCTTTCTTTGTCTTTTTAGGTGTTTCTTCTACAAATAAACTATTTCTGATTGATTCGTTTAATCCTAATATTTGTTTCTGCGTTAAATCATTTAATGGAATGTTTAAGTTGTCAATGCTTTTGCCCTCCCATTCTTTTTTAAGTTTGTAAGCCATAGTCTTTTATTATAAATATAAAAGTTACTTATTTGTTTTTTAGTGTACAAAAAAAGGGGTAATAAAACCCCTTTCTTTTTCTTTTATAGAGTAACGATTAAGTACCTACAGTAATAGTTAAGTTAGCTTCATCAGCTAATCCGTCAAATGGATATTTAGCTGTAGCTGCTCCTGCACTTGCAGGTAATTGAATTAGAGCATTTCTTTCTTCTGCACCCCATTCAATAGTATAACCATTCATATCTCCCTTAGCTACACCAGTTACAACTGTACCACCAGTTACATAGCATCCACCATCTATACCTAATAAGAATACATTGTCGTTTGCATCTTGAACAAATATCTGACTTCTTGCATAAGCCATTAATCTCAACTCATTAGTCATATCGTGGTCAATCTTTTGTAAAACTACTGATAATGCTTGTGTGAAAAATGTTGTACCATTAGCATTGTCTGAATTTATAGTTACAGATAAACTTGATAAATTTTGTACTAAGTCATATTTAAATACTGTTACAGTACCACCACAACAAGACCAATTAGCAAAACCTGCTGTAGTCATTTCTGTAGTATTAATAGTAGCTGTAGCTGATACATTATTACTATAAGACTTAGCAATATAAATTGCTTTTAAGCCTCCTATAGTATCTTTACAGTCTATTAATCGTCCTCTTGTTATATCACAAGCCATATTATTATTGTATTAAAGGTTAATAAAAAGGGGGTACTATTTCAACCCCCTATTTTAAAGTGTTTTCTATGTCCAAACAGTTGAGCCATATACACCATCTGTTGCTACTGCAACTTGTACACCTACTGCAAAATTCATTGTAACTCTTACGTTATCACTTCCGTCATATTCGTAAGTTGGAATTAATCTTGCTTCTGTCCAGTCAGTAGCTAAATTAGTACCAAATACTAAGTTTTCAGGGTAAGTAAATACTATAACATCATTAAACATTCCAGGACATCTGTATATTGGGAATCCAAAGAAAGTCATATTGTCGCCATCTACGTTAAAACCTGCACCAGATACTTGACCTTGATTAGACCCTGCATTTGCTAATGCTTGAATATAAAAACCATACATTTGGTTATTCATATAAAAACCTGCACCTGCTTTAGTTAGTATACCTGAGTGGTTAGCTGCTACTGAATCATATACTTTTTCCATATGTCCTAAGATGTTAGACTTAGTTGCTGCTGCATAATCAACTTCTGTAAAGTCTTTTAAAGCACTTGCATCTGCACCTGCTTCATCTTGTGTACCATCATTAGATAAGAAACCTACTCCAAAAGGAGCTGCACCTTGCCATATTCCAATCTCTAATTGAGCTGCTGCTTTTCCTGCTACAACTTGTAATAAGAAGTCAGAGAATGCTTGAGGTAAATTACCATTTCTATCCATTCCTTGTCCCATCCAAGTTGGGAATACAGTACCTCTGCAAATTTCTTCGTTTACTTTTAGGTCAGTTAGTGTTAATACCTGCTCAGTAGTAGATATATTAGCACCATCACTAAATGAACAACCTGCTGCTACAATAGGATTAGTAGAAGCAATATTGTTAATTACTGCACTTTTAGTTAAACCATCTATTGTTCTTACATATCCCTTAGCAACTGTGTCAGGACTTCTTAAGGCAGCAGTCACATAAGGCATAGCGTGTATTCCTGCATAAGTATCACCAGTAATAGTTATGTCAAATTCACGTTTTTTTGATAATTGAATTTTATTCGCCATTTTTTTTTATTTTAGATTATTAATGTAATATGCTACCCTCTCATTAGACGATAGTTTGCTTAAATTAGTAGATGTTGTATTTTTATCTCCTTCAGGATTGTAGCTAATGCTGTCCGTTGCAGGCTCTTTTGATAATTCTACTATCTTACTATTTAATTCTTCTATTTGTGTCATTAGCTCACTAATAACATCTACAGACATTTCTGTCTTTTCTTCTTCTTTAGTTTCAGCACTTGCTTCTACTTTATCAGCTTTTAAATCAGCTATAGCATCTTCAAGATTTTTGATTCTAATTTCCATACCTTTCCAATCTGCAACATCAGCTTCTTCGTGTTCTGCTAATGTTTCTTCACTTGCTTCTTCTTTATTTTCTTCTTCTACAGATTCAGCTTCCTCGCCTAAATCTTCTATTTTAGAATCATCACTTACAACTAATTTATTTCCGTTCTCCATTGTATAAGTACCACCTGCTAATGCTTCTGCTTCGCCCTCATCTCCAACTGCAAATACTTTAGAGCCAATCATAAATTGGTCATCTTCGGTAGCTATAATTCTACCATCGTTTAATTTCATTTCAGCGTAAAACTTCACGCTATAAGATTTTTCTATTTTATTCATTTTTAATAAATTTAAGATTTTGTCTATTGTACCCATAACACTAATAAATATATATTGTTTTAAATTGTTTATATCTTTACCTTTTTACTGTTCTGTTTTTAATAGCTGCACAGACTTTAGCAGCTGTTTCTTTGTTTCCGTATTGTTTTATCTGGTCTCTCATACATTCATCCCAAGAATATTTTAACATAGCTTGTTGCCTTGCATAATTAACATATTCTATTGTCTTATATTTCTTCTTTCTTTTTTTCTTACCTGTCTTTGTGTATTGTTCCTCTTTTACTACTGCGTCAGCGTGAGTAGCACAAGGCATATATAAAACTTCTCCATTGATTATATGTTTATGGTTACCTTGACAACCTTTAAACATTTCAGCATATATATTAGCTTCTTCTTTATTTCTAAATAATGGCTCACCATCTAAAGTGGCTACTGGGTTTAATTCATTCTGTAAAATAATATCTTTAATTTTACCTAATGTATATTCATCAGGACATTCTTCACAAGTTTCGTCTAATATATCTTTCTTTTGTTTAGATGCTTCTATTATCTTGTCAGTAAACCAACCTTCTATACTAAAACCTCTTACTTCTTTTGCTTTGATTTTCTCCCATATATCGTCGTTACCTTCTGCACTTACTTGTACAAACCACGTTCCGACTGGCATATTTTCAAAACCCCACATATTAGATTTATCAAATTTTTCATCTTCTTTAATCCACGATTCTACGACAGTTAAACCCTCTACTGCTTTATCGTGTTCAAGTGTATGACTATTGTTTCTTAGACTTGCCATAAATAGCTTCTGAGCTTGTTTAATAGTTTCTTTAGTAAAGAACACATCATACTCTTCGTTATTGTCTTTGTCAAGTCTATTAATCTTTTTATCTGGTATTAATACTGCACC